CGGTACCTTAAACCGCTCGAAAAGATCTTGTACAAGGTGTTTCAACAAATCAACAACGATAGTCCGACTATATTTAAAGGAATGAATCCTGCCACAAGGGGATTGATCCTCCACCAGAAGTGGAAGAAGTTCACAAACCCCGTGGCTGTTGGGCTGGATGCATCGAGATTTGATCAACACGTGAGTGTCACTGCACTCAAGTGGGAACACAGTATATACAAACTATTTTTCTCCGGCGATTCTGAACTATCAGAGCTATTGAAACTGCAACTTGTTCAACAAGGAACAGCTTACACAGACGATGCCAGAATTAAGTTTAAGAAGCAAGGCGGAAGATGCAGCGGGGATATGAACACGTCCCTAGGTAATTGCATTTTGATGTGTGCCATGATAATGGCATTTTGCACAGAGTTCAACGTCAAGTATGAACTCGCTAATGACGGTGATGATTGCGTCCTAATTGTCGAGGACGAAGATCTCGCTGTCGTAGAAAAACACATCAAACCTTGGTTCCGGAACATGGGCTTCACCATGAAGGTGGAGCCTGCCGTGAGGAAATTTGAGCACATAGAATTCTGTCAGTGTCACCCCGTATTTACGGGGGAACAGTATCTAATGGTGAGAGACCCCAGAGTAGCAATAGCCAAAGACTGTATGAGCGTTAAACCTCTTACAAATAGGTCATTGTCACAGAAATGGGCAAGCGCCGTGTCTCAAGGTGGACTGAGCCTAACAGGAGGCATACCTATATGGCAAGACTTCTATCAAGCCTTGCTCAAGTATTCCGATGGATCAAAGCCATTGGAAAACGACATGTCGATGGAGACAGGATTTTTCTTCATGACTATAGGCATGAGCCGACGATACTCCAAGATATCCGATGCTACACGGGTATCATTTTATCACGCATTCGGTATTACACCACAACAGCAATGTGTGATGGAAGAATTGTATCGTAGTTCAGTATCATCAGACAAGCCAAACGCTAGTCTGAAAAACCATTATTGTTTTTAAGATCTTA